CCACCTGACCGATCTGGACGAATGGGGTGGACGTATATTCTTCTGGGGTGCTCACCCCAGCCTGATACCCGGCTTGGATGAGCACGTTGCGGAGTATCGGAATAGGATCGACGTACATTCGCACACCCCCCTATTTCGAGTGCTGACCGATAGCGGCCTGCAAATAAGCTCGGGCACGCTCCCAATCAGCAGGACTAGTACCACCCGTAGACTCCGGGTAAACATTCGCGAATGGTCTTGGCTTCGCACCAGACCGGCGACCCGGATTCACCCGGTACTCAATGTTGATCCCCCGCGCACTGAGCCTGTTATTCACCGACCTCGCAACACGCTCAGCCAATAGTTTCGTGTGCTTCTCAACATCAGGATGCTTGAACGCCGCATCCATCAACTCATGCGGGATACGAATCTCGATTTTGGACATCAGCCAGTCACCTTCTTCAACTGGACCCGCCAAAACCCATCAACAATGAAACCGCCAGGCTGTTTAAGTGGCTCACCGTCAATCTCGAAACGGATACCATCCCAGGTGAGCGCATCAACAGCACTAACTTGTGTGGACAACGGCAGGTAAGCCACATACGAAAACGTCAGCTGATTCGCTAGCGCCATGTCCTCAGCAGTGCCAGCAGGCTCAACCCAACACGGGCTATCAACGTCACGAGGTGGGGAGAAGATCGGCTCACCATACTCATCCTCACCAGTCCGCTCACCACGCAAATGCAGAGTGCAAGACTCAGTCATCAAACTCATGGACGCGGCCCCAACCTGTACAAGTCCAAGGTGGACTCAAACGCCATATCACCAGCACTCGCATATGACACCGACCGCGACCCTAGACTTTCTTGCATCACCCGACGTTGAGTGCGAGACGCAATCACCGGCAGCAAGTCAGCAGGACACTCAGCGTAACCATGCTCGATAGTCACCTCAACGGAACGGAATCCGCGGGGGAACGAGCCTTCGATCATCCCAGCACCGGACCAATACCAGCTACTCAGCTCACGGCCAGACCTAGCATCCTTCACAGCGGTCACATCAGTAACCTTCAAGCTGGGCAAGTACAACACAGGCCCACCGTCATGATCTAACACCAGTGTTTCCGTGATCGTTGGGGCGATATGCCACCCACAAATCCGACGAATCTGCTCAGAAGCAGCCTTCACAGTCTCAGGCTTGAAGGGGGCACCTTGGAAACCCTGTAAATCATCCGCCGTCACCAGCGGTTCAAGCTCAGAATTCGCCATGAAGCACCCCTCTCGCCACTACTTTTTCGACTTTTCAGACGGCTTCTCAGCTGATTTTTCAGCTTTTTTCTCGGATTTCGGCTGCTCTTTCGTCTGTTTTGGGGCATCTTCTGGCCTATACCGGATGCCATTCACGACGACCATCTTGATTTCAGACATCAAAAACCCTTCTTTTATCGCCGAAGGCGCGCCCAGAACGTCAATTCCAAGCGCGCCTTCAGAAGTTATTTAGTGATTAGGCACCAGTCGGCGCCCCAGCCAGAGGATTGGGGCGCACGACCTTGGCGAGAATCACCCCGTTACCAAGCGTTTAGTAGCTTGGAAGGTAACGGGCAGTTATTCCCCCGAATCACCAACAGGATCAGCAATATCGGCCACGACGATCTCGCGAGGTGCGTAGAAGAGCTGCATGCCACGCATCTCAGCCCGAACGTAGGACTTATTGCGCTGGGCATAGTCTTTGTGCTGATTGAACGCGACAACAGACAATGGCTCACGCTGCAAGAACTGGATGGACGAGAAGTTCCCCACCAGAGCCGTACCAGCAGCTACACGGTTCGACTCAACAACACGCACACCCCAAGGGGCGAACGGAGCAGCAGAGAACGGACCACCAGCGTAGAAGTTGCCAGACTCGTTACGCAGCAACCGGATCGTCCACGCATCAGTCGGGTTCATCACAATCGCCTGCGCGGTTGCCTGAACATTCTGGACCTTCTCAATAGCACGAGCCAGAGTAGTCAGCGCATTCTCGCCGTCGAACTCCTGTGCCTGGGTGCCAGTGATATTCAACAGGCCAGCAGGCTCAGTGCCAACACCGGAACCGTTGAGCAAGGTATCCACGACTTTGTTCAGTACGTGGTAACGGATACGGCCTTCCATGAAAGCAACCAGAGCACCATCATCAGAAAGCGTCTGGTTAGTGACATCGAAACCATCCGCATAGGTGTACGCTTTCGCGTCAGCGGTGTCGGTTTCAATTTCCGACAGTGGTTTCAGTTCGCCTTCTGGAACAATGGCCGCGTTATCGGTCTCGCTGATCACACGTGCGTACTCGATATACGATGCGGCAGTGTTTCCGGTAGTGATGAGGTTCAGGAACTCAAGCGGTTGATCCAGCAGCTCCGAGCGGTAACCTGGTAGGCGCTGTTCAGAAACGAACTGACCTGTTTCAGTGGTCAGTTCTTTTTTCTGTACACCATCAGATTTGCCGAGCAGTTCATCGAAATCAGCGATGTTCTTCGCTTCAACATGAATCGGTGTCCCATTACCAACGCCGGAAGGGTGTGAGTCGCGGAAGCTCTTGAACGCATCCGACTTAATGAACCGGTCAGCAATCCCACCGGCCTGACCTTTCGCCGCAACCTCAGCAGGTGGATCAGTTGGGGCAGGTTCTTTCACTGAGGTTACCCGTGAAACCAGATCAGCGGACTTCTCAGCGCGCTCTACCTGGGCTTTCAGATCTTCAATCTCAGTGTTGAGCTGTTCAACCTGAGCCATCTCATCATCAGTCAGGTCGCGCTTCTGCTCAACCGCCGGATTCACAATATCTTGTGCTGCCTTTACCTTGGCAGCAAGTTGCTCTTTCAGAGTCATTACTGACACCTTCCCTTATTTCATGCCACATATGGTGGCGTCTAATTTGAGTTTTGCTGCCAGGCTGTTCAAGCCACCCGACTTCATCTTTGATGATTCTTCGTCGCTGCTAGGTTCTTCCTGGTCTTCATCACCGTCATCATCCTGATCATTGATCGAAGATAAGACGGAATCTATGGCGCTACTTGCCTCACGTAGCGAATCAATCTGTTCCTGGCTCAGCTCCACGCCTTGTTTCACTGACTCAGCAAGGGCCTTCACCGCCACAACTGACGTGTCAGGATTCGCAGCGAAACCTTTTGGCAAGAAACTGAACTCAAGCGGACGAACTTTGCGTAATTCGTTAGCGGTTTTGCCGTCCGGGAGCTCAATTTTTCCCTCTTCCAAGGTCTGGTAACCGAACGAGAGCGACGATAAAAGCCGCCGTTTCAGCCACGTATAGACTTTTTGCGAATGCTCATCCTCGTGAAACTCGCCTTTTACCCACCATCCGTGATCGTCTTCGCCTAATTCTTTGGCTTCTGCAACGATCTGGTTCGGGTCATGCAGGTACATTCCAGGCATGACGTCGCCGGACTCTTCCCACTCATCAAGCGCGTCCAGAAACGCGCCCTTAGCGACGACATCACCGTAGGTGTCAGGCTCAAGGGTGAACGTGGACGGATACACAATGAACTCGCCTTCTTTCAATCCGTCATCAGGTCCAGCCTTGACTCGCCCCATAGGTAGGCTCTTAATTTTCATATCGCCCTCCTTGGGCACAGTTAGTCAACAACGATTTCCAGTTCACATTCACAGCCTGCGGTCTCATCAGGGTCACCGTTATACGCCCCAGGCCAACGAAGCCCATTGGAGAACACGTCATCGATTCCGACTTCTTCGCCATGCATCGCAGCATGAGACGCACGCGGATTACTTGATGTCACAACCCAACGCTTCCGAGCACGTGAAGTCTGCTGACGGGCAGCTTCCACCGCCCCAAACCCAGCGGCAAACGCCGTCACCGTCAGCCCAGCCTCCAAAGCGCGTGATTCTTCTGCAACATCAAACACATGGTTCGCGGAATCTAACGGGTCCATTGGGTCTTCATCATCAGGATCAACAGACATCGCATCCTCTAACGCTGCAAGCGTCGCCGCGTTCATTGACTCCGCTGATTGACGTGCCGCCTTCTGCAAGAATGCCATCGTGCGCGGCTCATCATAGTTATCAGGATCAATCCCAATACTTTCTAAGGTCGAACGACCAGCCGCCGTAGAGGTCAGCAGGTACAATCCGAGGATCTGAGCTGACAGGTCGTCATCCCACCGGTCACCGTCCCACCAATCAACATCGTTAGCTCCAAGACGGCTCACAATGGACCTGCGCTGCTTCGCGAAGAAGTCAGCGATCACCTGCTCAGCCTTCCGCTGATGACCAGCAGGAGGCCCAGCCTTCACCTGAACCGGCCCACTTTTCGATGCCGTGCGATTCTGTGAACCACTATCACGCGGGGAAGCCTGACCACCAACCAAAACGTTCAACGGGGTCACAATCTGAGCAGCATCCCCACCAAGCGCAGGCATATTCATACGCGAACGAGCCTCATCAGCAGTCATCCAAGGACGACCAGTAGCCGACTGCATAACCTGAGCCTGCTCTTGGAACGAGCCGCGCAACTTGGCCTCTACATGAGCTTCAACGTACAAGTTACGATCACCAGCAAGGTCATCAGTCAGCCCCACATTGATAGCTTGCTCCCACGCAGTGATATACGGTCCTAGCGAATCGCGGTACAAGTTCTGACGGAACGCATCAACGTTTGAGAAATTCCCAGGCCGAGCACCAATCAACTCAGGTGATACATGAAAAGCAGATGAAACCTCAACGTTTGTCAACTCACGACCCTGCAAGTCCAATGCGTCAGCCGGTGACATGAACGGCACGCTGTCCATCTCCATGCCATCTTCAAGCAGCATCGTCCCACCAGCGCCGGAGCCGCCCTTCATAAACTTACGCAGTCCCTCAACAAAGCGTTGACGCTGCTCAGGCGTCCACTGAGCATCCATAGGGCGCTTGATGTACTGCGTGGCCCTGCCGCCGTTATTCCAAGCGTCACGACGATACTGAACCGACTCAGCGGACTCTTCCAGCAGCTCCTTCAAGGTATCCACGGGAGACAAGCCAGCAGTTCGAGGCGCATACCCATGATCATAGATGAGCTGATCAAGGTCTAACTTGATCCACCCAGAGTCCTCAGTGGACAGCGGCTCATGGTCATTGGCCCACATATACGCGGCAACAACCTCGTTAAACTCATCAGTGCTCAAGTAGAGACGCCATGACGGGATGTGCCGCAGCCTCAACGAGCCATCGTCCTGCCAGTCTTTCAAAACAGCCCAGCGGTCATATAACAGCCCGTCAGAAATAACGGACTCCCAGAACCGGAAAGCCCCACGACCAGGCTGCGGACGCGACAAAACACGCGGCAAAGGGTGATCAGTCACACGACGGCGGTCAGTATCCGACACGCGCTCATGCGTATGCAGCGGAATCGACGCAACATTCCGAGCAACAAAACCCACGACCTTACGCAACGCCGGTTGATGACGCCAGAAAGTCTCAACCGCAGCACGACCATACAAGCCCAACGGTGAGCCAGGGTCCATCACCGGGATACCAGCCGTACTAATAAACGGTTCAAACGGTTCACTCAACACACGTTGAGCCGCGTCGTAACTGTCAATGCCCAACATTCGGGACCAGAAGCCTGCCATGCACTAGCCCCCTCTCAAATGATAATCAAATCTGTATCCGCATACGCGGAAGTAAACGGTTTAGCTTTCTCGCTGGTCAATCCCCATACAGCTAAGGTCGCGGCTTCAAGCGGTGAAATATCTAAACCCGACTTACGACGACCCCAAGCCCAACGATCCCCAACATCACGCTTCACAGCGTCACGCACAGCGATGTCCAACTCGTCCATCTCACCTTCAGTTGAGTGAACAACGTCACCAGCTCTGACCGCTTTGTAAATCATTGAGCAGGCATCGAGTACATCTGACAGCGTGAGCACATAAACGGAATCGCCCAGCCGATCCTTCAACGTCGGGATAAAATCAGCAGCGGGACCTTTACCATCCACAACAACCGGCACACCATGCTGCTCTTGCATCTCTTCTAGCGACTCAACAAGCCAATCATCAGGAGACGGGCCATGACGCAGTGAACGGACTAGCATCTCTTCGTCACCAGTGTGAGCAGCACCAACAATCGCCGCGTACTCAAGGTCAATAGAAACAGCAACACCAAGAGCACCAAGCTCTAGACCTTTTGGCCTGCCAACTTTCGGGACAGCCTCCCATTTGCCGCGACCAAAGACCGCCACGCGCTGCGTAGAGTCCCAGCGACCTAACACCTCACGGCTATAGTCCCCATCGTCAGTAAGGAGCTTACGTAGCCGCTGTATTGCTCTCTTATCAGTCCGGTGAGGGAATGACGGGTTAGCTTTCGCAACCTGCCGCCAATCAGCAGGCGAATTGAGTGTTGTCGAAGCGCTTTCATCAGCCGAAAACTCGACATACAGCAGGTTCTCAGACTCGCCATCCAACGCCTCACGCCGCATCTCAGTGAAAACTTCCCCAGGATCAGAGGGCTTCGGAGGAGTCCCCATAATAATGATCTGAGGGTTCTCAGCCTGGTTCATGGTAGGTGCCAGGTCAGACATCGCAGCCGCTGTGAGAATCTGACCTTCGTCAAGTACTAACCGACGTACTTTCGTGAAACCACGAATAGCGCCCCGCTCACGAGCCGCAAAAACAATGCGAGACCCATTCCTGAACGGGATAGTCTCATTACCTGCCGCCGTGGTAATAGCGTCATAGTCGATATGAGGCTCAAGCAAGGGTGAACGTGCAATAGACCGCAACTCATTGAACGTCTCACGGGCAACCTTGAATCGGTGGGCCGTCCAAATAGTCGTGGTGCCAGGATTAATGATCGAGTCAGCAAAAACTAGGCCGCCAATATTGAAAGTTTTTCCGGCTTGACGGCAGATTGAGAAAACAACCGTGTCCGCCGCGTATAGACCATCTTTATTCTTCGCTAAGATGTACCGATTTAGATCAGCTTGCCAATCGTCATACTCAATTCCGATTTGCTTAGACGTACGCTCAACAGCCGGATACCCAGTAGCTACGATCCCAGTGGGCTCAACAACATAACGCGCCTGCTCAAGCAGTCCACGGCTCGTCTGGGGTTTCTGCCGCGTCACTCACATCATCCCCCTCATCCACCGCATCAATCTCAGCGATTTCATGGTTCAACTCGCGGATGATACGGACAAGTTTGTCTAATGCGTGCGCCGGTGGCCCCTCATCGATCTGCTGAGCAACAGTGGTGCGCAACGCAACTAACAAGTCACGGTGAGAACTCTCTGCCGCACTAGTAATAGTCTGAGGAGTCTCATCTGCATGATCGCTATTCTTCTTATAGTCGTCAGGCACGGCCTCCAACTTTCTCGCTGCCATTACGCACCTCCTCCAACGACTTAGTTCCTTTACGAATATTGCAAGCCAAGTGCGATAAGCGAACGTTATCTAATGTGTCGTCACCACCATTGGCCAGGGCTACCACGTGATCTACAGTGGCAAACCTACTGTCAGGCCATTCGAGGGACATATCAACAGGCTGGTCGCACAAATAGCAGGTGTAGTTATCACGCTTCGCGATTTGCTCTTTTGTATATGGCTCGCTCTTTGCATTAAGTTTCAATGCTCGACGCCGACGCCAGTTTCGTTCGACCTTCGCCATATCCCGCCCGACCTGCTTACCGTCCTGCAAGTTATGAGTGCCCTCACGAATAGCTA